GTCGAAGCGCGAGGCGTCAAGTCCTACAGCAACTGGGTTACGATACATATCCCATTTCTCCCTTAGAAGTTTAGCTGTCTCCGTCACTGTGACGCCTTTCATTACCGTCTTATGTCCGAACAGGGCACCGAGTGCGTCAAAAATGGGCTCCTCCACTTTGCGCAAATATCTGGCGATTCGTAGATTATACTCGGGTGTCCTTGGTGATATGACCCGCGGAACTGGATCACTTTTAAGCGTACGATCGGTCTTCTCATACTTTACGAATACACTGACTTCAGCTTCCTTTGCAACGTCCGTGCGGGTAGACACTATCTTTTGCAAAGCCTTTTCATACCTCACCCTCTTGCATCCCCGGAACGTTTCAACAGTAGCTTGAAAGCTCAACGGGCAGGTCGAAGGAAGATGAGGAACTAGTAAGTTTCGAACCGGAGCTAATCGCGTTTCGAAGACGCCTACATCAGGTTTTGGGGGCAGAACAAATTTGCCTTCCTCTTTCACAAGAAAGACCCTCTCAGCAACAGCCCTCCGTAAAGTAGCTAAGTTTTCATTAAATGGCGCAATTTGGATGTTTGGGGAAACCCCGCCAATGCGCAGACATTGGCGGGTTTTAGTGGCACCCAGCCGTCTCTTGACGGCCAACTGACCAGGAGGTAGCAACTTGTAAGCGTCACTCACTTTTGGCTCCTGGCCACTCGTCACGACTGGGCACCCCTAGGCTTGCGCGCCGAAGCGCACAAGCAGCCTATCTTGCATAAGCTTATCTTCGAAAAGCACCTTGAACCTGGAGAAGTCTGCACTTGTCACGAATGACATAAACGTAGCCCTTTCCAAAGCCAACGCTTTATCACAATTTCTCAAATCGGGGAATTCTTCTTCAACCACTCCTGACAACCATCTATGCACCATGATCTGATTAGCCTCAGTGAAGTGCAGGGTCCCAAATTTTACTTTAACCCGTGTTGCCAAGGAAGCAGCAAACATAGATCTACACCCCTTCGTGATTCTTCTCCGAGCCCTCCTCTTAACTAGTTTCTCCTTTGGCTCGCCAGCTTCAAAGGTAACCAGCTTACTCTCATCTACATGTATTTCAGTATAATCAGAAGGCTCATCAACAGCCTTCTCCATGGTCTCAGTGACAATCTCTTTCAACAATTCGATCCGTCTGGTGTCCTCGACTGTAACACCAAAAGTACGTTGAAACCATTTCTGACAAAACATGGTGACGGTAACGAAAGGATTCTCCTCTACGACGTTAAGGTCC